GAACCCATGCCAACTGCTTTCTCTACTTTATCTTTTGATTTGTTTAGCAACTCTTTATCTACTTCCATAGTTATTCGTTGCGACTCATAATCCCTAAGTTTATTTCCCATGTTTCATCTTCTCCATTACAATTTGTTTTAGTTTTTCTTTTTCTCTAAATATTATTTTGTAGTTAGCATGATCTTCTCTGCATAGAGGAATAAGATTTGATACTTCATTCTTGAGACTTGGGGCTACAGCTTTAGACTCTACATGATGTAGGTCAACTGCAACCCTTTTCTCACAATACCAGCACATAATCGTATCATATTCAGATAGACCATAATATTTTAGAAATATGCGTTTATATTTAACCAAAATACTTTTTATGTACTTTGACAGCCTCAGCAGTAAGTTGGTCAATATCGGATATTCCAAACTGACCTGACCCCATGCTTCTAGTTACAATACCTGTTATAAACATACTAGCATCTACTCTAAGACCTGAGTTGAAGTTACCATTACCATTGTGCATAGGAACATCTTCAGGTTCGTAGCTTGGTGGTGTTTGCATATCGCCAAGTTTTTTTACATTACTAATATTGTAATATTGATTGCCTCGTTCTGATGTTTTCATCTCAGACATATCGCAAGTAAAACTGTCTCCTCTTTCAAGTGAAACATATTCATTTGCATACATGGTTCTTCCATCTTCAGTTTTTATATTGAAGCTAGGTCTCCCATTTTTGCTATTGTCGTAAATAGTTTTTATTATATTTTGCATTTTTTTCTCCTTATTTAATTATTGAATAGCCTCTACCAGCCATACAATTATTTATATAGTCTTTAGATGTTTCTAGCTTAGGACTCAACCATAAAACTCTCCATCTAAAGTTATTGTAAACGACCCTCGTGGCATCTACAAAATCGTTTGTGTTATCATCAACTAATTGCTGACAAGTAAACAAGTCATCATGGTAGCGGTTCATATCGCCCTCAATATTAGCTTCAGACTTGCCTCTGCTATCTACTAAAGGTTCATGTTTTGCACAGCTAACCAAAAACAAAATAGTCAATAATAAAAATATTCTAATCATTTTTTTCTCCGTTGTTCTTTTCTAAAAAAATTATTGATTGCTTTTTTCCACTTAGAGTCAAACAATTTCATTTGTAATGGCTCTAAATAAAAATTATAGCCAGACTCTTTGTAAATATTTACCCAAAGACCATATAAAAAGTTTCTTGGAATAGGATTTTTTGTACTCAATAATTTTTTATAATCTTTACCTTTATTAATTAGTTCCTTATCTTTTTTTTCTGAAATAGAATATGTTTGATTGCCAACTGAAACAGAAACCATCTTTTCATTATAAGGAACTAATCTTATTTCTGGTTTATTCACAGAACATCTCCGTAATAAAAATCATATTTCTCTTCTCCATATTCTTCTATAAATTTTTGTCTTTCTTTTTCAGCTTTTTTTTGTTCTCTTTTCTCATCTCTTTTTATTTTTGCATTTTCCTTATCACATTGTTTTTCATACAATGTATCGTAAATATAACCATACCTTATACGACAATGAACTTGTTTTAAAAATTCTCTCTTTGGAAAATTTTTATCTTTTTTAATTAATAAATTTATAATTGTTTCAACAAATTCTGATTTAGGTGTTTCATAACCATCACAAACTGATGTCCACCACCTAAAATTAAATTCTCCATCTTCGTCCCTTTCAGCTTTTATATCATTACATAAATCTATTAAAAATTTATATTCTTGTTTCATAGTTCCCTTGCATGATGAGTTAAGAAACCCTCTTGATATGCTTCAAACTCCATTATCTTAGACTTTGTACTATCTTTAAATTGTGTAGTAATTAACATACCTTTACTTTTATAATATTCTAATACTGCTTCCAATACTTCTTCAGCAGTTTTTTCTTTTATGCTATGTTCTTCAATAACTTCCCATATAGTTTTAGTCATTTTTTTCTCCTATAAATATTGTACCAATAAAAACATTGATACATTCATAATAAAAATTATTAGTGCTAATTCACTAGACATATAATAACTCCAATTTTATTAATTGTTTTTTGCTATTAGTAACAATTCTAAGAGCATCTTCATGTCTTGTACTACCATCAAGATATTTGAAATCTGGTTTTTTTAATACTTCCTCATAATGTTTGATAGCATCTTTCAACATTTTTATTTCTTCTTTATGTTCTTCGTGCATAATTTTTTTCTCCATAATATAAATATATTAGTAAACATTTATACAACATAGTCAACACATATATTCACATTATTTAACATTTAATTAATTATTTGCATTTTTTTGAATATTCGCTATTTGTTCTATTTGAAGTATTTTTCATAAAATATTCCTTCCGAATGGCTGGTCGCTGTTTTTTTTAAATTTTTTTCTCCAAATTAAATTTCTTTAAGAATGACCAGCCTTTTGCTATATTTAGTATGTGAAAGAGTCCGACATACAAATAGAAGTAGTAGATTGGTTTAAATCTAAGCAATCAGAATACAGATTTAGAATATTCTCTGTTCCCAATGAGGGTCAAAGAAAAGTGTGGTTTTTAAACAAATTAGTAAGAATGGGACTAAAATCTGGTGTTCCTGACCTAATACTTGAGTTTCCTAAAGGTCGTATGGTCTATCTTGAGATCAAAGCTGAAAAAGGAAAGTTATCAGAAACACAGCAAAATTGGTTAAAAGTGTCTAATGTCTTTAAAACACCCCACTATATCATAAAAGGCTCTGTAGAGGCAAATTTGAGCGTTTTAGAGGGGGTTCTGGCTTTGTTCCCTGATGCCAAGATCAAATCTGACAAAAATCCTTTACAACCCCAAGAGGTATAACATTTCTGTCTCCAAAACCACCATCTAGGCTGTAACTAGCAAAAGTATATAAATTGTTCTTATCTTTCTTAAAAATAAATGCGTAAGTAATAATCTCAACAGGTTTCATTTTAGTAAATTCTTCAATACTTCCTATGGTGCTATCGCCAATAATATCAAACCAACTGATTTTGTGTAAGTAATAGCTTTTGTTATCTAGGACTATTCTATTTTCGCTTTTTCTTTTTTCTTCTTTTTTTTGCACTTCTTCGTCTCTTACGCATAGGTCTTTTATCAATCAAAACTGCAAGTGTTGATGTTGTTGTAATTCCACTCATTTTCCTATCCTACGCATTGTTTCAGAATGTGCTTGAGAGAAATTTAGCTTTCTTCTCCCACCCATAAGTCGTGCCATGCTTCTCATGTGTCTCAAAGTATGATGTCTTGCATGAGAACGCATGGTCTTTTGTTGTCTTGGACTAAGGTTCTTAATAATATCTTTTATTGAAGCTACCTTAACCACTATTTCTTTTTCTTTTTCTTTTTATTCTTCTTGCCCTTTTTCTTCATTCCTTTTGAATGAGAGCCTTTTCCTGTATGATATGGCATAATTACCCCCTTTTCTTTTTCTTCTTCTTTTTACTCTTCATAATCGCCTTTTGTAAACCCATAGGCAATTTTTTTTGTTTCTTCGTTAGCTTCATATTAACCTCTAATGTAAAATATAATTATGAACACCCACAGTTATTAAAACTATGATAACTGCTTGAACCCACCATTTTAAACTAATAAATGAGTCCCACCATTTTTCTATTCTTTGTTTCATCTTACCCCCTATTTTGTAAGTCCTTTAGCTTTTTCAAAACTTCTTAAACCCCCAAGACCTAACATACCAAGTATTAAAGGCATAAGTTGACCAAGATCAAGGACAACCCAATTTACTTCAACACCAAACATTTGTAAAATCATATCTAATATTGGTTGAAATAAATAAACATATCCTATGCTGAGACCAGAAATCCAACCCAAAAATGGTCTCCAACCAGCAACAAATAATGATTTATGACCAGCTTCTACTTTGTTTATATCTAATTGTTTTTCTTTGAGCTTTGCATCTATCTCTTGCATTTGAAGTTTTAACTTTTCTTTTTCTTCTCCTGAGAAATGCAAATCATCTATTACTGTTCCAACAGTTTTAAGTGTGTCTCCACCAAATATTTTACCTAGCACCATTATAATCTCCCATCTTCTTTTAGATATTTACTTACTCTAGCCATTTTGCTTCTAAGATCGTTGTCCTTATATTTTTTTCTTGTATCTAAGATATATTGTTTCTCTTCATAAGTTGTTATTCTTTTCTTATGTTTTCTCAAGTCAACTCTCTCATTTTCCTTGCCAATCTCTCGGCTCTCGCTGGTGTATGTTTCTTTGCCCATAAACTATCTAACATTTCGTTTGCCGCACTATCATAATCTTTTTTGCGTAAGGCTTCAAACATTCTCTTAAATTTTAAGACTTTAGTTCTCCCAAGTTGATAAAGCATTAATACTAAAATTTCCTTAGCTTGGTCTACAATATCTAAGTCTTTAGTAATAGTTTCCATATCCTGTAAACTTATTTTAAAATCATACTCAAAAATTTTTTCTAGTTCTTTATGATCATAAACTTTTCCCTCAACAAAATTATCCAATGGTTTTACTAAATGACCATATCCTATAGTTCCATAGCCTAGATGGTCTAAATAAACTTTGTTTGAATAACCCTCTTCTTGTTTTATTTCTTCTTTCATGGCTTCTAAATTCATCTTGTTCCCCCTATACCTAAATATATTTCTTCATCTTCTTCTTTTATTTCGTGAACTGCTTTTTTTAAATATACAGCCGCATCTAATAATTCTTCTATACTATTTTCTATGGCTTGTATCTTATTCATTCTGGCTGACTTCATAGTATTCTTATATTTTAGTATACCTCTATTTGACCTATCAGCTAGTTGGTTCATCAGTTCGGTTACTATTGGGTCTTTCGTCTTTTTTTCTTTCATATTTCTCCTTTAGTTCAAGCATAGAGATAAAGTTATGTCCCTGAACATGACCATCAGCTAACAACAACTGACTTACTCCATAACTCCAACCATTTGCACTATTCTTAGCATAACTTTCAACATGACCATAGTCCATGCAAGTCCCTACATTCACAATCTTAACATAATTACCTCTACCCAGCTTTGAGGCTCTCCATGATCTTTCTCTATGACTATGACCGAATACTATGTCGTGAGTAGCACCATTTGAAACTTGACTCGCCTCAGCCATTTTTCCCCCAATCTCTCTACCTATTTCTGATAAAGGAACATGAACAAAAGCAACTCCTTTTATAAAATGAAACTCTCCATAAGCTGATATACCCCAACCTTTAGACATAAACATTCTTTCATATTGCTGTGAAAATGCACCTACAACTTCTTTGTTTTCGTTTTCATACTTGTATAATCGCATCTCATGATTGCCTAGACAGTAATGTTTTATAGGCTTTACATCTCCCATACCCTCATACAATAATTCTAAAGCATCTCTAGTAGCATTTATATCAGCTAGTATAGGTGGTTTCTTTTGACCTTTGACAGTATGGTTTTTGTCAAATGTTGAACAACTATCAAAACTACAGAAATCGCCTATACAAACAACATGGTCAGGATTGTATTCTCTTATCTGTCTCCCTATCCAATAAAATCTTTCAAGGTCTTGCTCAGGGGAAACATGAGCATCAGGTATTACAAAAACTTTTGTAGGGTCGCTAAATGTCGTTCTTTGTGCTGGTATTCTTATTATTGGTTTTTTATATTCTTCTATAACTATCTGAGGTTTAACTTCTTTATATCTTTCCCATTCTATTCTCCAATGTGAACTCTCTAAAGCTAGTTTTTCTATCTTATCTATTTTTCTTTGAAGTGTAGTTCTAGGGATTTGTGTAACTTCTTCTACAATTTTCTTTGCACCTTTTGGGTTATGAGGTCCGCCTGTCCCTAATGGGGGATAACCCTTATCAAGAGCTTCATGCAGTTTTTCTTGAATAAGTTTGAGTTCGTCCCACTCTTTATCGTCCATCAGCCAAACATTCGCAAAACCCAACTCACAAATTGAGTTGCAACCATAAACCCTATCGCCCATAAAATATAATTGAGTCGGTCTATGTCTCTTTGCATATGTTTCAAATGATTGTTTTCTAACAAATCTAGTTTGTTGTAAATGTGTAGAATATGTTCTTTGGTTGTTTTAGGTGTTAATTTGCTCATAATCTTTCATGCACTTCATAAGTAAACCGATTTCTTTCTCTATCAAATCTTCATTAATAGTTTCAATTATATCATCAATAAAAATATCGCAAGATTTTAAATCTTCAAACTTAATAGGTAGTTTGCCATCATAGGCACAAAAAGGAACTATAGATATATTATAAATACAAATAATCGTATGAACAAACCACATTAACCTTGTCTATTATATTTTTTCCAAGACTTCAATTTGTGTTTGTTTTTTGGTTTAGACCTTGTTGAATTACCAATACTTGTTCTTTTCTTTACTTTATCAAAGATAGATTTACCTGTATCTATTCTTTTAACCATTCATTTGACTTAGAGGATTTTCTAATGCAAGTTTTATTCTTTTTTCTATTTTTTCTTCTAGCTCAGACATGGCTTTTTCCAACTTATCCGACAATACTTCCATGCGTTCCTCAATGTCCCTCATGGTATATTTTAAGTCCTCACTATTTTGTCTTTGATCTTCCTTAATCATTTGCTCAACATCATTAACTATTCTTTCAATTCTTCTTACATCTTGCCTTAGATCGTTTTTAAGTTCATTAGCTACATCAGAAACAAGCTGTACTTCTTGGATTATCATAGATATTTCTTGCTGTAGAACATCAGACTTTTGTGTAACAAGTTCTAGTCTTTTATCAAACCCTGATAAGTCTGGTGCTGAATAACTTTGTATTTTTTCTTTCATATTCAGATAATCTTTGTAAAATTCAAAAGCACCCCAAGCACCACCAATCAAAGTAGTAAGAGCAGTAATAATAACTACTATCTTTCCGCCTTTAAATTTTAGACCAGCAAATTCTAATTCTGCCATTGACTCTCTATCATTTTATTCATTAATCCATCACTTCCTACAAACAAAAAGTAACTTGCTAAATCATTATCATTTATAACTGTATCAGGTAAAGTTTTATCTGTAAAAAATCCTACTGTGTCTTGTAATTGTTTTTGGCTATCAAAAAATGTTTTACTATTTCCTAAGACTTGCATAACAATTAAAGTTTTAGTTTGATTTGCTGAGTCATACTTACCTTTGTCTCCCATCTTTTTGACAATCTTTTTTGCGGCTTCTTCTTTTTTATTTTCTTTTGTTTCTATCTTTTTATCTTCAGCCTTATCTTCTGGTTCTTCCATATCTTCTGTGCTGTCCTCATTCTCCTCAACCTCAGAAATGCTTTCTTCGTTCTCTGTCTCTTCTTGTAGATCGTTATCAGACTCTTCAGTAGTTTCTTCAACAGGTTCATCTTGCATCTCTTCAGGGGTTTCTTCTACAGGCTCAGGCATTTCAAGTTCAGCTTCTATCTCCATTTCAATTTCAGCTACCTCAACCTCAATCTCGGCAATTTCTATTTCTTGTATTTCAATCTCAACTGTTTCATATGTTGGTTCATCAATAGTAATTGGTTCAAATGTTATACCATTATCTGATTGAATTGGCTCATTACTTTCAAAAATATTTTCAACAACATTTATAACTTCTTCAGGTGCATCAATATTTAATGCAACAAACATTTCTACGGAAGTTATAGATTGTGATATTATTTGTGTAATTGTATTATAAAAAACATCTATACGAACTGAATCAAAGAGAACCCCCACAGAAATCCCTATATCTCTTCCACCTACTTCAACAATTATAGTTGTAAGATTGCCACCAAAATCAAAAGTATTTTCGTATATTTGAAAACCTGATGTTGTCCCACTAGCACTTAAAATATCAGTTCCAGCAAAGACTTCGCTATTTCCATCTCTCCCTGTAACATGCATATATACTGAGTCTTGAGGGTCTTGTTTATCTACTTCAATAGAATATTTTACTTCTCCACCATATTTTATATTAAGATCAGATATATCTACAGTTTGAATAAAAGTTGTTCCCATTCCTGAAACTCCCATAGTAGAGGTAGAATTACCTGAACCTGTAATTTCAGCACATCTATCTGTTCCAAGATTGTTACAGTATGAACCTGATCTCATAGATGCTGGGCCTTGACCACCCCAATCAACATTCATTTCTCCATCTTTAGAAGATGTAACAAAATCATTATTACTATCTAAAATATTTCCTGACTCTTCATTCTCTACTGTAGTTGTTTGTATGGTTGTTTCGGTAGTTGTTGTTGTTAATATACCATCAGATTGAAACTCAATCTCTTCAGTAATTACTTCGTCTAATATTATTTCTTCAACTACAGGGTCGCATAATCCAACAGTAGTTGTAGAGCAATCTACAGCTTTACTACTAAAAGAAAGGGAAACCGAAAGCAGTAACACCCATATAGAGAGCCATGCCATAGAATATAAATTTTTCAAAATCATTATTACTTTCTTTTACTTCAGTTATTTCTTTTTCTTTTAATATTCTTTCTTTAACTTTACTTCCATCAGGTATTAGCTCAGGATTTGCTAACCAAAACTCTTTTGCTTCATTTCCAATTTTACCACCATCAACAGGTGCAAAAGTTCCAGCCTCAAATAATGCGTCCCAAACTCTAGGGTCTTGAGATACTAAAGTTACAGCCGCAACTTTCATACCCATAGCATATAATTGTCTTGATAATTTTATTCTTTCGCAATTTTCATCAGTAATAGTAACACCTGAAGCTATACCAAATATTTGCGTTTGTACTGAGCCTGAGGCGGCTGTCTTACAAACATCAGAATTATTGACTACAACTGATGGTGCGTTAGCTGTACTTGGTGTTGAGGTAACCACAGTTGAACTTACTGTGTTTGTTTCTGCTTGAATAGAATAACTAAATATTATTAGGATAGAAAAAAATACAAGGAATAGAATATTTTTCATTCTCCACAATTACACTCTTGTTCTTTGAAATTACAATCGCAAGGTTTTAACATTATTCTTTTTCCCATATTGTTGGTTTTAGATTACTCATGCTAATACTTCCATTAAAGTTAAAGAAGATGTTTTACTATCAAATTGAAAAGTAGCTGTACCTCCACTTGGAACTCTGCCTTGTAATTTATACGTTTGTTCACTGCTACTATTTGGCGAATCTAAAAATAATATTGTCATTTCTCCAATAGTTCCCGGGTCAGCAGCTCCAGCATCTGAAATATATAATTCAGAATATTCTGCATCAAGTACAGTTGATCCTCTTACTGGTTGTACTCTTGCACCAACATCGCCACCGCCTCCAGTAACTAAAACATTTACTTTTGCCATTATTAAAATTTTACTAGATGTTGCAGAGGGGGTAATTGCAAGTGATAACCCTGTTATATCAGCATAAGAATTAGCTGTTTTTGCATCTGCTGTTGAAGAATGTGTTTGTAATACTTGACCAATTTTACCGCCACCAGCACCAGAAACCGAACCTGTAAAAGCAAAGTTATCATCTAACTTTAATCCTCTTGCTCTAGTTTTAATTAATGCCATTATTCACTCCAAACACTATGAGTTAGATTTCCGTCATCATCAGTTGCCAATAATTCAGCATATTTACTACTATCATAATCTGCTGGTATATTTCTTAAATTATCTCTCCAAGTTTTAAAAGATGTTGTTAAATTAGTTCCTTTTTCTTTTGCACTTGTAACTTTCCAATCTGTTTCCGTAAGTTTACGATTTCTAATTTTTCTTATTTTAGCAAGTTGTCTTGTCGGCTTTGCATCATTCCATTCTTTCCTATCAGCTTCTATAACTGCAATTTCTTCAGCCGACAAATCTACTATTTTTCCATTAATCCAAGTTTTCATTAAGGTTTAATCCCATATACTGTTACATCTCCATAATCTATATTTTCACTACCATAAAGTTTAAATCCATATCTTGCAGAACTACCACTATATTTACCAGCAAAGTTTATTCCATTCCAAACATTTGCATCATTTCGGTAGCACATTTGACCATAAGCAGTTACTGAAAAGCTATCGTTTGCTAAAGGATTATCAATATATATAAATCCTGTTATACCACCATCAGCTGGTTGGTCAAAGTCTATATCTTGAGACATTTGAACATATGATTGACCATTTGCGTTGGTTCTTTCTTCGTTACCAGAAGCATCTAAACCATATTGTGAGTAATAATAATATGAGGATGAAATTTCAGTTGTTGATGTATCAGAAAAAAATCTTAACCTTAAATTTGAAACACCCACAAATCTTATTTTAGATAATCTTACAAAATATGAATTGTATGTTGATGAAAAAATATTTGAAAAATTCATACTAGCAACATTTGAACCAGCTGATATTGAACCTTGACCAACTTCTACTAAAGTCCCCCCAGCATCAGCAAATTCTAATTGACCTGTAGCAGTAGCACCACTTCCTGTTATACTTTTTACTTTTATAAATTTATCAGCAGTAACATTATTGTCTGGTAATTTTAATTTATAGCTTTGGCCTGCCGAATGATCGGGACTGATAAGTGATACAAAATGGCTATTAGAACTACAGTTCAAGGCGATGCTTCCTGAATCTGAACCACTACCTTTTACAGTTACACCAGCACTAG